GAAATTGTTAATATTAATAACATTAACAAAATTATTAAATCCACAATTCTTGATGTATGTCTCAAATCATCACTCGCTACAGGTAATTTTGGCAGTGGTAAGATTGGCGGACCATCAAAAATTGGTGTATCTCAAGTGCTCAATCGTCTAAACTATACTTCTGCGATTTCACATTTGCGACGCATTAGTACACCTATTGAAAAAACTGGTAAACTAATCGCACCACGTAAGCAACATAATACTCAATGGGGTTATATTTGTCCATGTGAAACTCCTGAAGGTCATGGTGTAGGTGTTATTAAAAATATGGCCTGTACCGCAGCTATAAGTATCTTTAGTAGTCCAATCACAGTATATGCCTTAATTCAAAATCTGGATAAACTTGTATCACTTCGTATCGCAACTATTCAACAGAAACACGATAATACACGTGTATTCCTAAATGGTTCATGGATTGGTATTCTACCAAATGAAGATGCTTCTTATGTAATTGATGAACTTCGTAAAGCAAAACGCTCTGGAAAAATTCATATTCATACTGGTATTATTTGGAAGAATGCCTTTAAAGAACTATGGATTACTACAGAAGCAGGTCGTGTTTTACGTCCAGTTTATTATGGAGCAGCTATCAGAGAGATTGCAGCAGATAAATCTGGAAAGATTAAACAAGATATTCTAAATATTAAAGAATGGAATCAACTTATGCTTTGGGAAACTCCTTCTGAAAATCATTTGTTTGAATATCTTGATTCTGGTGAAACAGAAGGTGCTTATATTGGAATGGATTATGATTCATGTGTAAAAGATCCTTCATATACCCATTGTGAAATTCATCCCTCTATTGTATTTGGTACAGCTGCCAGTGGTATTCCATTCCCAGATCACAATCAATCTCCTCGTAACGCATATCAATGTGCTATGGGAAAACAAGCAATGGGTATCTACTCTCTAAACTATCGTGAACGTTTTGATGCAATGAGTCATATTCTATGTTATCCTGAAATTCCTATGGTTTCACCATATATGAGTAAATTTTATGGAGCACAAAGTCTTCCTGCTGGTCAGAATATTATTGTCGCAATTATGACATATACTGGATATAATCAGGAAGATTCTAATATGATTAATAAAGCAGCTCTTGATCGCGGTCGTTTCCGTTCTATCTTCTATCGTACATACAAAGATGAAGAACGTAAAAATCAATCTTCAGGTGAAGAGGAGAAGTTTTGTAATCCTGAACCCATTGAAACTAAACATATGAAAAATGCTCACTATGCTAAACTTGCTGAAGATGGCTTTGTACCTAAGGACCACTATGTTACACCAGATGATGTACTAATTGGTAAAGTTGTACCTCTTCGTGTAGCAACAGGCGCGGTATTACCAGCTGGTGCGAAAAGACAACGTGATGTCAGCAAAATGTCACGTAATAATGAGAGTGGATATGTTGATAAAATATATAAAAATAGAAACGGTGAGGGATACTCTTTTGTAAAAATTCGTATGCGTCAAGATCGTATCCCTGAAATTGGTGACAAATTCTCATGTTATTCAGATGATACTGATATTCTAACAAATAAGGGATGGATTAACTTTAAACAATTATCAATGGATTATCAAGTCGCAACCTTAATGGAAGATGGGTCTACAATGCAATATACTAAACCCTTGGAAGTTATGAACTATGATTATAAAGGAAAAATGTATTCAATTAAATCAAATCAAATTGACCTTCTTGTTACACCAAATCATAGAATGTATGTAGGAAATCGTGACGGAGATAATTTTGGATTTAAACTTGCTGAAGATATTTATGGAAAACGCTTTACTTATAAAAAAAATATTGAAAATTATATCCCTTCTTCTGATAATAAACCATTGGAGTTATCTTATATAGGTTCTGATGTAGAACCGACAGGATTTATTCTAAAAGGTACAGATAAATATGATGATTTAACAATTCCTATTAATGATTGGTTAACAATATTTGGTATATGGATTGCGGAGGGATGTATCAGTGGAGGTAGTGTTAGATATGCAAGTCATAAAGAGAGAGTTAGAAATGCCTTAGATATAGTCTCAAAAAACACAGATATTAAGTTTGGATTATGTAAGGATCATACTGCAGATCTTGTACATAATTCATATAGAATTTATGGTAAAAACTATCTAAACTATTTTGAGCCTCTTAGTGTTGGAGCAATTAATAAATCACTCCCAGAATGGGTTTGGTATTTATCTCCAGAACAATGTCGTATCTTAATTAATGGAATGATGCTGGGTGATGGTCATACTATGTCAAATGGGACACGTCGTTATGATACATCATCAACTAAATTAGCAGATGATTTTCAAAGACTATGCCTACACGCAGGATATTCTACAAATATTTCAATTAAATATAAAGCAGGTAAGGAATCAGTTCTTAAAAAGGCTGGTCGCGAAGGGGAAGTAATTAGATCAACTGTTGACTCGTATCGTTTGACAATTATTGAATCTCAAAATACACCAAAAGTAAATAAAAATATTAAACTAAATGGAGATGATAGACATGATTCTTGGGTAGATTATGATTCTCAAGTATATTGTTGTCGTGTAGAGGGTCCAGGGGCTGTATATGTACGTAGAAATGGTGTAGTTAGTTGGTCAGGTAACTCTAGACACGGTCAGAAGGGTACAATGGGTATGATTCTCAATCAAGAAGATATGCCTCAAACAGCAACAGGTATTGTACCTGATATCATTATTAATCCCCATTGTATCCCTTCTCGTATGACTATTGCCCAGCTTATGGAGACATTATTATCAAAAATTGGATGTATGACTGGATGTCTTGGCGATGGTTCTCCTTTCAATAATATTACTGTAGACAATCTATCTGCTACACTGCGTGATAAATTTGGTATGGAACCTTATGGTAATGAAATTATGTATAATGGATATACTGGACGTATGATGGAAACAAGTATATTTATTGGACCTTGTTACTATCAGCGTCTAAGACATTGTTCTGCTGATAAAATGCATAGTCGTGCTTCTGGTCCTTTAGTCATGCTTACTCGTCAACCTGCAGAAGGTCGCGCACGTGAAGGTGGATTACGTTTCGGTGAAATGGAACGCGATTGTGTAATAGCACATGGTATGGCAGAATTTACTAAAGAACGTCTAATGGAATGTTCAGATGCCTTCTCTTGCTACTCCTGTAAAGATTGTGGTCTTCTTGCTATCGCAAACCCTGAACAAAGTATTTGGATATGTCGCGGTTGTGGAAATACTACAAACTTCAGTCATATCAATATTCCATACGCAACCAAACTACTATTACAAGAACTAGAAACTATGAATCTTGGTTCAAGATTAATTACACAACAAAAACTAATATGTAATGATTCTACACTAACTAAATAATTATTTAAAATAAACTATAATAATAAAAATAATATTAATAACAACTTAAAATTATTTTTATTATATAAAATATATAAATGCATGAGACTCTTCATTCAGATATAAAAGGATTTATTGATGACACAATTGTATTAAGTGTTTTTACTATATTTAAAGGATGGTGCTTTCATAATAAAAATAAAGAGATTTATCCATTAAGACTTATTATTGATGATGATATTTCTGAAGTAGATATAAAAGAAAGAAATGATGTATGTATATTTTATAATAATGATAATATTAAAAATTGTGGTTGGAAAATAATTGTTCCAACAAATAAAAACGCACATCTTCAAATGAATATTGATAATATTTGGTATAATGTATTTAAATTTAATATAATAGATTCTACAGAATGTTCAATTAATATTATTCAACCATCAATAGATAAAACTAAACTAACTACAATTTCATTTAATAATAATGTAAAACCATCATTTATTGTCTCAGATAATTTCTATAAAAATCCTGATGATATTCGTAAATTTGCTCTTGCTCAAGAATTTAATCACCATAAAGATTATCATAAAGGAAAAAGAACAGAAAATACTTTTAAATTTGAAGGACTTAAAGAACAATTTGAAAAAATAATTGGTTCTAAAATTAAAAATTGGGATTATTATGGCACAAATGGTGTATTTCAAGTATGTATTTCCGGTGACCAACTTGTTTATCATACTGATACACAACAATACGCGGCAATTATTTTTTTAACACCTGATGCCCCTCCACAAACAGGTACTACATTTTATAGGTCTAAAAATACTAAAAATAATAAAGTTAATATTGATGAACATAATATTGTATTTAAGAATGGATATTTAGATTCAACAGAATTCGATGTTGTAGATGTTATTGGAAATCTATATAATAGAATTGTTTTATTTGATGCTCAGCTAATTCATGCTGCTTCAGCATATTGTGGTAATACTGATATAAATGGTAGACTTTTTCAGATTTTCTTTTTTGATTTAGAATAATATATATACTACGGAATTTATAATAAAATAGTTTATAAATATAGAAATGAAAATTACTTTTATCTCATACCTTGCAGAATATATTGGTGCTTTTTTCTTTATTCTTTCAATCTTAGCAAGCGGTGGTAATCCTTTAATCATCGGTGGAGCATTAACACTTGTAATCTTCCTTATAGCAACTATTAGTGGTGGACATGTAAATCCTGCTGTATCACTTGCTATGTATATGAATGGTTCTCTAAAACCAACTGACCTATTTAGCTATGTATTTGCTCAACTTCTTGGTGGAGCAAGTGCATACTATGCTTATAAAATGGTTA